GCTAATTTTAATATCAATATCTTCGTGCCGCTATTGGACAACGAAGGAAACCTAAACGGAATTGAGGATCGGCTAGTTGCTGTGTTTAACAAACTAGCTGCTTCCTCTATCGTCTATAATGTGGGAGATGTGAGTGCACCTAGTGTTCTCTCTGCTACATCGGGCGATCTTTTAACATGTTCAATGTCACTATCAGTCCTAACGAGTTGGAGCTAGACCATGAATGAATGGGAAAAAGAACAAGAAGCGTTCCTGATCAAGATTGGTCAGACAGCGCCAGCAGCACCAAAACCATCTACCAAGAAAGACGAGGAATAACCTAAATGGCAGTATTTCTAAACAACAAGGTCGGCGTTAAGGTTAACTCTGTCGATCTTTCAGATCACGTCACAGCGGTAACAATCAACCGCACATTCGACGAACTCGAAGTTACAGCAATGGGAGACAACGGGCACAAGTTCGTTAAAGGTCTTGAAGCATCATCTGTCACTATTGACTTCCTAAACGACACAGCATCAGCCAATGTTCTTGCAACCTTGCAAGCTGCATGGGGCACAAATGTAACAGTCGTATTCTTGCAAGAAAAGGGAACTGCGGTCTCAGCGACTAACCCTCTTTACACAATGACATGCTTGGTTAACACAACAACCGATATCAACGGCGCAGTTGCAGACCTTTCAATGCAGAGCGTAACTTGGAACGTCTCAGGTACAATCGCAGTCGCATCAACAGGTACATTCTAAAAAACTAACTAAGGGGCAAAGCATGGCAAAACTGAAGGTAGTAAGGGTAGATGGAAGCGTTAACGAATACGAGGTAACACCTGTAATCGAATGGGCCTTCGAGTCGTATGCCAAGATGGGTTTTCACAAAGCCATCGTAGAACATCAGAAGCAATCTGATATCTATTGGTTATGTTGGGAAGCCATTCGGCGATCAGGCGAAACCGTTAAGCCATTCGGCGAAGCGTTTATTGAAACGCTAGTTAGCGTGGATGTGGTTGAGTCTGACCCTTTAGGATAGACCGGAACTCAGTCTGCTATCTCGCGGCTCGTTTGAGTCATGAGTTTGGAGTTCCGTTCCAAAGCATCGTAGATTTATCTCCGATGGCTTTACAGGCACACATCGAAGTACTAAAAGATATAGCAAAGGAGCGAGACAATGCCAGCAAGAGTGGTCGGCGGTCTCGCGCTTAGAAAAGCCTTGAAGCAATTCGAGCCTGATCTAGCTAAGGAAACCAGTAAAGAGATTGCAGCTTTCGTCAAGCCACTAGCAAGAAACGCTAGGGGTTTTCTTCCGTCAAACGAAGAAGCCCCTAGCGGCTGGCTAAAGCGTGATAACGCTAAAGGTCGATGGGCTACTCGGTACTACGATAAAGCAGAAGCAAGCAAAGGCATTGGTTACAAAACTTCACCAAGCAAGCCGAATAATCGTGGGTTCAGAGCGCTTGCATCGGTTCACAACAAAAGCATCGGCGGCGTAATCTACGAGTGGGCTGGTCGCGCTTCTGGCGTTACTGGCAACTTTACTCCTAAACTTGGTGGCGAACTTAAAGGCCGCAACAAAGCCGTCACAGGCCGCGCTATCTTTAGAGCCTTCGCAGAAGATCAAGGTAAGGCAACCGCTGGAGTTCTCCAGGCGATCCAGAAGTCCGCAGCTAAGTTTAATGCACGAAAGGCTAATGTCTAATGGCTAGTCTAAGAATTGATATTGCCTCCGAGTTCACCGGCGCAAAAGCATTCACCAAGGCTAACAAGGCTAGTACTGGTCTTGAAAAGGGTATTAAGAAGCTTGGCGTTGCTATGGTTGCAGCGTTCTCTGTGCAAGCAATTACTCAGTTTGGCAAAGCCGCAGTCAAGGCTTTTATGGATGATGAGAAGGCAGCGGCAACACTAGCCAATACACTTAAGAACTTAGGCTTAGACTTCGCCGTTGCATCTAATGAGCAGTTTATCTCTAGCCTTGAAAAGTCCACAAATGTGGCAGACGATCAGCTTCGCCCAGCCCTAGGTAAGCTAGTTACCCAGACAGGCTCATTGACTTATGCTCAAGACTTATTAGCCAAGGCGATCGAGATCAGCCGAGGATCTGGCGTTGCTTTAGAGACAGTTACAACCGATCTCGGCAATGCTTTCGTAGGTAATACAAAAGGTCTTAAGAAGTATGCAACAGGTTTAACCGCCGCTGAACTAACTGGCATGTCTTTCGAGCAGATCATGGAAAGACTTAACACACAGTTCGCCGGATCGAATGCTGCCTACCTAGAAACTTATGCAGGCAAGATGGATGCACTTGCTGTCGCTGGCGATAATGCCTCAGAGACAATCGGCAAGGGCTTGATGGAGTCTCTCAACATTCTGGTAGGTGGAAGCGCTAATAGCATTGGCACAGTCACAGAGAGCATCGCAAGCCTAGCCGAAGGTACAGCGAACTTCTTCGTAGGCGTTGCTAGTTATGTTCGCAAAATCTGGGATAACCCAACCTTTCAAAAGTTAGTTAAGGTAGCAGAGTTCTTTATTAAGCGATCTGCTATTGGACTTATAGTCACAAAGATCAGCGAAGAAGGCGCGAAGCAGCGAACTGAAGAAACAGCGCCAGTAATGACAGAGGCGCAGAAACTATTCTTAGCAGAGCAGAAGAAGCGAGCAGAAGCCCAAGCCAAGTTAATCCGCGCTCAGAAGGCTGCAACAGCCCAGGCTAAGAAGCAAGCAGCCGAAGAAGCAAAACTTAAGAAGGCTGGCGGGATATTCGATATAGAGCAGATCCAACGCATCGCAGCTCTAAAGGGTAATCTCTCAGATGAAGATCGTAAGCGCATTGAATTACAGATGGCAGTTCTGACTGGCAATACATCAGAGGCAACTAAACTCGCAGGTGAGATCGCTAAGTCTCAGGGGCTAACAAAAGACTTCGTAGCCTATTACTCTGGCATCCCTAATGCTAAAGATCCTTTCGTGGGCTGGATCGAAACACTCAAAGAAGCTGCTCGACTAGCTGCGGCAGTTGCAGCAGGTAATTACAATGTGAGAACACCTACCTACAACGGCGCTGAAATAGCAGCCATAACTTCTACTTACGGTACAGGCGCAACTTCCGCCGGAGTCGGCAGGAATGGCGATGTTAATGTCTATGTCGCTGGCAATGTTGTATCCGAAGGCGATCTCGTAGAGTTGGTTCGTAACGGACTACTCGAAGGTTCTCTATCTGGATCTGCTTCATCGATCGGCAGACTCAAGGGTTCATTCCAAGGATGACCCTTCCTGCCCAGATATCCGTCAGCTTCGACTTTACTAGCGGAGCAACCTTTGGCTTCCCTTTTACTATTGGCGATCCTAAGTACGGAGTTCTAGGCACAGGCACACTTGCTTCAAGCACAACTCCAGAGCCAACAGTTGATCTGACTCCCAATGTTCGACAGATATCTATCAGGCGCGGTCGCAACATTATGCGCGATACCTACGAGGCTGGCACAGCCACAGTTCGCGTTCTAGATCCTCTCTCATACTTCAACCCACAGAATGCTGCTAGCCCCTACTTTGGCTTCTTAACTCCACTTCGCAAACTGCGCATCTCTGGCACAGTAGGCGGAGTCGGCTACTTCTTATTCTCAGGTTATACAACAAACTATCGCTACACATATCCTCAAGGTCAAGAGACTGGATATGTTGACATTGAATGTACAGATGCTTTCAGACTTATGCAGCTTGCAGGTATCACAACCGTAGCAAGTTCTACCGCTGGACAAGATACCGGCACACGCATCGGCAAGATCCTCGATGATGTGAGTTGGCCTGCCTCGATGCGTACTATCGACACAGGCAATACAACCTGTGTTGCTGATCCTGGCACTTCTCGAACAGCCCTCGATGCTATAAAGAACGCAGAGTTCTCAGAGCAAGGCGCGTTCTATATCAACCATGAAGGCACAGCCGTATTCATAAACCGCACTAATGTAATCAAGAAGTATGGCCAGACTCCTATTGAGTTCAATCAGACTACTGGTATTCCTTACGCCAACCTAGCCTTCGCCTTCGATGATAAGTTGATTATCAACAGCGCTGGCATGACCCGCGTAGGCGGCACAGAGCAGGTCTCAGAGGATGCAGCTTCTATCGCTAAGTACTTCCCTCATCAAAGCAATCAAACTAACCTCGTAGCCCAGACAGATGCAGACACTCTGAACATCGCAAAGATATATGTGGCAACTCGTAAAGAAACCACAATCCGCATCGATGCCATGACGGTTGATCTGCTCGATCCAGATGTACCGACTGCGACTATGCTGGATCTGGATTACTTCCAACCGCTAAAGATTACGAATGTGCAGCCAGATGGCTCAACGATCGTTAAGACACTACAAGCTCAAGGACTTGCATGGGATATCACGCCAAATTCCATGAAGGTTACAGTTACAACTCTCGAACCTATAGTCGAGGGCTTCATCATCGGTAGCGATGTATCAGGTATAATCGGCACTAGCATAATGGCGTATTAGGAGATATAAATGGCAACAGGCTTTCCAGCAGCAACAGGCGATGTTCTAAGCGCGGCTATGTTCAATGGACTCGTAACCTTTACAGTCGATGCGGCTAATACAGCTGATTACACAGCAGCTTTAACTGATAGTTATCAGGCTTTAGACCTTATGAACAAGGCAACAGCGATCGCCTATAAGATCCCTACTAACGCTTCTGTAGCATTCCCAGTAGGCACAGTTCTCACAGTTCTCAATATCGGGGCAGGACTTTGCACTATTTCAGCAGTCACTTCTGGCACTACAACTATCCTTTCAGCCGGTGCGGTAGCAGCTGCTCCGACTCTTGCTCAATACAAGTCAGCAGCCTGCATCAAGACTGCAACTGATACTTGGTATGTGGTTGGCGCTATCGCATAATGATCGCTAATCAAATTGCTGGACTTATGGGAGTTAGCGCGCCTATTGCGCTTACCGATTATGAGTCTATCGGCACAACAGTAACCGTCGGCGCTGGTGGTCAGGCTACAATTACATTTACTTCCATACCTAGCACTTACAAGCATTTACAACTTCGCCTGATTGGTCGTAGCGCGTTCGCAGGTGCAAGCGAAAACGCTCGCATGCAATTAAACGGTCAAACCGCTACCAGTTTTTATACTAACCATATTCTTTACGGCGATGGTTCAACCGCGTTAACTGATCTTGATGTAAATAGCGTTGCAGGCTTCAACATTCACCGACTACCAGCCGCTACATCAACTGCTTCAGTATTCGGCGGCTTGGTCATTGACTTCCTAGATTACGCTAATACCAACAAAAATAAAACTATTCGTTCGTTAGGCGGTTGGGATGCTAACGGCTCGGGGCGTATAAATTTAACCTCAATGCTATTTACTAGCACCGCTGCAATTTCAAGCATAAGCCTAACCACATCTACTGGGTCTAACTATGCTCAATACTCATCCTTCGCTCTGTATGGGATTAAATAATGCCAGCAACTTATGAACCAATAGCGACTACAACACTTGGCAGCGCACAGGCTTCTTATACTTTTAACAGCATAACTGGCACTTACACAGATTTGGTTTTAGTAGTGTCTGGAACAGTATCGGTAAATGGCGAAAGTATTATTGTCCAATACAACAGCGATACAGCCACCAACTATTCTTATACCTATCTTTATGGAAATGGAACTTCTGCCTTATCTTCAAGGTTATCAGCAAAAAATTATGCTGCTATGACTTGGCAAGTGGGATTTTCTTCAACTCAAGAGTCTAATGCAATTATGCATATTCAAAACTATTCCAATTCTACAACTTTTAAAACTTCTATATCTCGCGGTAATAATGCCAACGGTTCGAGCCTTCCTGGAGCGGAAACTGTAGTGAGTCTATGGCGTAACACCGCTGCGATTACTAGCATCTTGGTTAAGGCTGGAAGTGGAAACTTAAATACTGGCATGACTTTAACCCTATACGGAATTAAGGCGGCATAATGGCTAACACTTATGTAAAGATAGGCAGCACCGTTGAGGTGGGTTCGGGTGGGGCGACTTCAATTGACTTCACAGGTATTAGTGGAACTTATACAGATTTATGTTTAAAGTTTTCTACACGGTATGACTTGGACTTAAATACTTTCGACCTAAAGATCAATGGCGTTACCACTTCACAAACAGCGCGCCGAGTTCTTGGTAACGGTTCTGCCGCATCTAGTAGCACTTATACCGAATTGCAGACAAACCCTTCAGCAGCAACCGCTAACACCTTTGGCAATGGTGAAATCTATTTTCCAAATTACGCAGGCAGCACAAATAAATCTATAAGCATCGATGTTGTGTCTGAAAATAATGCAACTCTGGCTTATGCAATTTTAGAGGCTTGGCTATGGTCTAGCACCGCAGCGATTACTAGCATCAGTCTTACGGCACGCAGCACCGCTAAATTCGTTCAATACTCAACAGCAACCCTCTACGGCATATCTAAATCATAGGAGACAAAATGGCAGACACAAAGATAATCGTAAACTGCGAGACAGGCGAAGTTTCTGAGGTAGAACTTACAGCCGAGGAGATTAAGCAGCGCGAAGCAGATGCTATTGCTTACGCAAAGGCTAAGGCAGATGAGGAGCAAGCAGTAGCCGAAAAGGCTAAGGCTAAGGCTGCTATTGCAGAACGCTTAGGCTTAACAGCAGATGAACTGGCTGTATTGCTGGGATGAAACCCAAGTTATGCAAGGCAGGTCAGCAGCTAAGAGAACAGTTCGATGACTCGTTCCCAGACCGCGATCGCCGTTCCGATGGCTGGATCGGTGACCTTCGTCATTCAGCGCGCCCTAGCGACCACAATCCTGATAGAGAAAATGGGTTTATTGTGCGCGCAATCGATGTGGATAGAGATGTCCATAAATCAAGCAAGCCCGATCTCATGCCCGATATTGCTGATCAGCTTCGACTCGCAGCCAAGAAGGGCGAGAAGCGTATCTCCTACATTATCTTCGCCGGACGCATTGCATCGTCTCGCATGGGTTGGCGCTGGCGGCCTTACAAAGGATCTAATCCGCACGATCATCATTGCCATATTTCTTTCACTAAAGCAGGTGACGAAGATGGTTCGTTTTTTAACATTCCGCTATTAGGAGGCAAGTAAATGGAAGCAGCAATAATCGCAGGACTTGGCTTAATGGCGATCCCAGCCATTCGAGCAGCTATAAAGTCTTACCGCGCTAAGAAGGCAATCAAGGATGTAATCGTTGATGCAGTAGAAGCAGCCGTTGATGAGATCGACCGCGATAAAAAATGAGTCCGCAGGATTACTTAAATCTTTATATTGCCACACTTGCACTAGTGGGTGGCTTGGCTGGCTATGTGATCACTCACTTGCTGTCGGAGATTAAGCGACTCAATGCGCGTGTCGATGAGATCTACAACATACTCCTAGAGCGATAATAAAACCATGGCTCGCAAGAAGGCTATCGACTTAGAGGCTTACTCTATTCTCGATCAGTACTGCATCGGGCTTAACGAGTATTACAAATCGCTAAGACGAGCAGGGTTCTCACCAGAGATGGCCTTGGCTATCTTGCTTGAGCCTTTGACTTATCCGGCAACTATCTTGCCTACTCCTAACTGGCTTCCTAATTTGCCTGGCGAGATCCCATACGATGATGACGATGAGGATTAACAATGAAAAGAACTGTAATCGTTCCAGATTTACAGGTTCCATATCACGATGAAGTTGCTGTCCGCAATGTTGCAAGTTTTATTAAGGCATACCGCCCAGATAGCGTGGTTACATTGGGAGATGAAATCGACCTCCCACAGATCAGCCGATGGTCAGACGGCACACCTGGATGGTACGAACAAACACTAGCTGAGGATCGAGACCTTGCAGTTGAGGTTCTCTGGTCGCTAGTCGAGCATTCTAAAGAAGCTCACATGATCCGTTCTAATCACACAGATCGTCTTTACAATGTAATCATGAAGAAGATCCCTGCATTCTTGGCATTGCCAGAGTTACGCTTTGAGCGCTTTATGCGTTTAGATGAACTAGGCATTACCTACCATAAGAAGCCATACGCCTTCGCTAAGGGCTGGGTAGCAGTCCATGGAGATGAGCAGGGCATTAACCCTAACGCGGGTCTTACAGCCCTTGGAGCGGCTCGTAGGCATGGTTTAAGCGTGGTATGTGGTCACACTCACCGAGCAGGTTCATCGGCCTTTACAGAGGCATCTGGGGGCAAAATAGGGCGTATCCTCAGAGGCGTAGAAGGTGGGCATCTTATGGATGTCCGTAAGGCTGGATATACAAAGGGAACTATGAACTGGCAGCAAGCCTTTATTATCGTTGAAGATACCCAAGTAACCCTTATTAACATTGAGAAGGACGGCACCTTCGTGGTTGCTGGTCGGCGTTATGGACGATCTCGATAACGACATAAAGCGCACTATTGACGATGCGATGGACGATGGAGAATTGTTACCGTTTCGTTATCTAAATGTATTAGGCGCTGTCTGCTAGCCATGCAACACTTATGCCAAGAAGGTGCGAAGGGCGCACTAGAAGGGCAGTAAATGAATATCTATGAAATCGGAATACTGATGAGTCTCTGGACTCTCAGCTGCGTGTGGTTCTACACCATGGGCATTAACACAGGTTACATCGAAGGCCGCAAAGCAGTTCGTAAGTTCTACGAGCAGCGCGATAAGGTGAGAGCATGAATGCGCGTGATTACCTCAACGAAGCCAAAGCAACTATCCAAGACCGAGGTCTCGACTACGGTCATCCGTCAGACAATATGGCAAGAACGGCTGCCCTCTGGAGCAGTTATCTGGAGATGCCAATTACAGATTATCAAGTTGCGACATGCATGGCACTCGTCAAAATAGCCCGAAGCATGGAAAGCGCGAAGGTCGATACTTATGTGGATGCGGTTGCTTATCTAAGCATTGCCGGTCAACTTCACACAGAGGAGAATGAACTCTATGTTTAATCTAGAAGATTATGAGACAGTAGAAGAACGCCTAGTTAAGTTCTGGAAGGAACATCCCGATGGTCGAATTGACACTACTTTGGTTGAGTCAACGCTTCAGCGATTTATTATTAAGGCTGCTATTTATAGAACTGAAGTGGATGCACAGGCTTGGACAACTGGCTTTGCAGAAGAAACCGTCAGCACGCGAGGAGTTAATTCTACATCGGCGCTTGAGAACTGCGAAACAAGTGCGATCGGCAGGGCTTTGGCTAACGCAGGTTATGCTTCAAAAGGCAAACGCCCTAGCCGCGAGGAGATGTCTAAAGTCAAAGCATCTGAACCAAAACCTTTCGCAGAGAAGCTAGCAGATAAGATCACAATGCCAGTCGAGGATGACCCTTGGACAAATAAGGCAGTTCATCCAGCACCGAGCGCAGCAGAAGCAGTAGCACTCGTAGCCGATGTCTTAGGTGGATCTAAGATAGATGAGGACATTCCAACTTGTCAGCATGGAGTAATGGCTTTTAGCGAAGGTGTGTCAAAGAAAAACAATAAACCTTGGGCACAGTTTAGATGTCAGAACCATGCTGGCGGCTTCTTAGAGAAGTGCGAGCCGGTGTGGTTAGAGATAAACCGCGAAGGTAAATGGGTTAAGCAGAAGGCGAGAGGCTAATGGAAAAACTATTGACCAAAATGACTAAATTTTCCTCTTGGGTGCAAATCACTCCAGAAACTCGCGCCGAGAACCTGCGGCCATTTTGTAAGTACTGTGAAGAAAATCGTTACTGTTGGATAATAAACGGAAGAAGTTCTGGTTTAACGAGAACTGGGACAACTTATAGTTGCAATAACTGTATTTGGAAAGCATTAAGCACAATTAGGTGGGAAAGATGAGCGGCTTACAGTTTATGAACCAAGATGGTGAATGGGAGAACTTTCCAACCGATGATGAACTAGCCGAAAAAGCCAAGCATCAAGAATTACTAGCTGCATTACAGGTAAGAATTATTTGTCATTTATGTAATGAGCCAGTCCCTAAAGAGGAGTTAGCGTTCTACATTGCTGGCACAGTCTTAACCTGGTCATGCAAGAAGTGTCACGCAGTTAATGTCTCAAAGTAGAAAACATCGCGGCTTTCGCACCGAGCGTGTGGTTGCAGAGTATCTGAGGCGCTGGTGGGAAGGCGCGTCAGTAGGTCGAGGTTCTGGGCGCGACATTCTCAATGTCCCGTTCGACTGCGAGGTAAAAGCGCGCACAGGACTCGATGTAGTAGGGACACTCCGCCAGATCGAGAGTCGTACTAAAGAGAGTGGCTTATTGGGGTTCGCCACTTTCAGACTTAATGGACAAGGTGAGCATGCTGAGGATTATGTTGCGATGCTGCGTCTAAGCGATCTGGTGGAGTTACTACTAGAAGCAGGATTTAAAGACCGTAAAGATGAAGTCAAAGACTCAGACATCGCTCGATGTTTAGACTGTGGCGTATATGCGCTAGGTGAGCGGTGCAAGTTCTGCCGGGAGGATCAGTAATGCCTATTTACGAGTTCGAGTGCGACAACGATAACTGTGAATGCAACGCTCGCGTAGAGAAGTGGCTATCAGTTACTGAGCCTCATGACTTGGAATGTCCGTTCTGCCATAGCACTATGCGTAAGGTTTATTCGTCGGTTGGGGTTCACTTCAAAGGCTCTGGCTTCTACAGTACGGACTCTAAATGAAATTACTCGATCTATTCTCAGGCGCAGGTGGTTGCTCAGTTGGCTATCACCGCGCTGGTTATGATGTAACTGGTGTCGATATAAAGGATCATAAGGATTATCCATACCCTTTAATCGTTGCCGATGTTCTTGCGTTCATGTGTACTGTTGTCTGGCATTAGAGTTACGA